ATCTTTCCAAGAATCAGTCTTTAATGCCAAAAAAGCCAGTGCAGGATATACAACAATTCCAGCAAGTGGTCTCATACGAACTTCATTTCCTCCTTGAATTGCCTGTAACACGGCATTATATTGGCCTCCGATTAATGTTAGCCAAGGCAAATCAAGAAGAAAAATGATCACAGCAAGAATACATATCATTTTAAAACTAACACCTTTTTCATATGCGCTCATTTGCCTCTGAAAGTAAACTACATTTTGTTAAGAGGAATGAATGTTGTTCATTTAGAAGCATTTGAATCAAACCTACGAGGAAAAAAAATACAATGGTTTATAAACTCCAATACATGTCAATATCCTCCAGGATTTCAGGAACAACTTATTACTGATTCTCCTCCATTTCAAACACGGATATTAATTACAAGTCCCAGTTCATCGGAGGCCTGGAAGCTTGTCGATAATTGGAATATAATATACTCTGTAAAAAATAATCATGACTGGAGCCTTTTATTAACCGTTATTATAAATCAAGAAAACTTATATAACACTCTTGTTGTATTTTCACCAGAAGTAATTGTACCACCAGGATTTTTTCAAAAAATTCAATCATCTATTAAACAAGGTAAAACTGCCACATATTTATTATTAACATACTTACATTCAGTAAATGTACAAACACTTTCAATGATGTATATTGAAGCACTTTTTTTTCCAGGAAGCCATACACTTGATGAACAATCAATTGATAAACTTCAAGTAGTATTACAAGTTTTATCTCCGAGTGTTCTTAAAGGCTTAGTATTACGTGATTCACTACGCGAATTACGCTCAGCTGGAGCTGGATTTGTACTTTCTTCCTTAGAATCTTCCTTGAGACAATCAAGTTTATATTGGTATTATGCATCAGAATCGGATAAAAAACAAGAATCTGGTATTCAACATATTTTACAAACACTTTTCAAACGATCAGTGATTAATTAAAGAAGTGATACGTAAGTTGTAGCTATATACACTGAATTAGTATATCCTAAGTCATGTAATTTTTCAGTAGCCATCCTAGCTCTTTGGCCACTATTACAATACGCAAGAATTTTTATTTGCTTATTGGGATATTGATTAGGCATTAGTTTTTCAAGATCTGAACTTTGTATATGAACTGATCCTGGATAAAATCCAAGTGTAGTACGTTCTAAATCCGTCCGAACATCTAAAATTAAATCTATTTTACCGTCTTTAATAAGATTTTTAGCAGTTTCAGAGGATATTCTATATGGAGATGAAACTGCATATAAATATAAATAATAAACAAATACTATAGTAATTATAAGAATCGAAATTACAACTAATAGATAATTTGAACTTTTCATACTCATCTTCATACTCATCTTCATCTTTACCTTTATTCTATTAGAGCTCAAATATTTTATAATAATTTTTATAAAAAATATTATAAAATTTATAATAATTATTATATTTTAATTAAACCCTTACAAACCCTTACAAATTTAGACCATAGGCTTCATCATCTCAGCAAGAGTTGCACTTACAGAGCCACCACGTTTAGACTTCTTTGTGAACAGCTTGAACTGACCCTTCTTAGGCTTGTATCCAAGCTTCTGGAGAACCTTTACAGCCTTCTTCCCCAGAGCATGCTTCTTCTTGGAAACAATGCGGCCCTTGCGAGTCTTCATTAGATCACCCCTTGTTAGGCCACCGGAAGTATGCTTGGCAGAACCATGCCAGACTTCAGCCTTGCTTCCAACAGCAGGCATCTTTGCACCACCAGCCATATTATTTCTGCGATTGCGTCTAGTGTTCATTGCTCTTTCTACATTAACGCACAATAAAAATTATTTCTTACCGTCAGGAAGTCTAGAACCATTCCACATGTCCCTGCGAGGAATTCTTCCAGAATCGATTTCCTGTATGAGCTGTTTCATTTCTTGAGTATCATATACTCCAGCAAAATGAACCAAGAAATCACCAGGAAGCCATAGACGGGTGTCAGGAAGACCTTGTAAATAAGCATTAAAAATGTGGGCTTGAAATGTCAATTCAACATGTTCTACATCGCTTGGGTTTACTCCTAGAATCTTAGTTACAGCCGCATTTTCCCACCAAATATGATTAATACAATCTGTCTGATCCCATACACGCTGAAGGAAATCAACAGCCCATTCACATGGCTTAATAACCATATTTCCACAATTCATATGACCACAAGAATCGTATGTTAAGAGGAAATCTTTATTTGCAGGTAGAAATGGCAATACGTGATCCTCAAACTTCAAATCCATATTTGTAATATATACGTCAGCATCACTAATCCAAATATAATCATAATCTCTTCTAGCGCAAAACTCCTTCCAAATAGGGACCTTAGACCAAGAAATTGGCCTGTCACGATTCCAGCGCTCATCGTGAAATTCGTGATAGTCATATCCGTGCTTTAAACAGTAGTCCTTTTTTGATTGTAGAGCCTTTGCTAGTTCCTTACGATAATCTTCGCCAATCGCAACTGTAATTACCGCAATTCGTGGCTTAGTTACTCCAGAAGAAGTCATATAAAAATATATAAACAAATCTGTTAAAGTAGTCATTATAGATAAATCTATACATTGCATATTAGTTACCCCTGAAAAATTGAAAGGTAAATCATTAAAAAGAATTTATAAAACATATAAAACACATATAATAAATGGTATTTGAATATCAAAAAAATACTGATGGACTATTTGTATGTCCCCACTGTAATACTACAAAGAAGAATCAAAATACAATGCATTATCATCTAAAAAAGCATGAAGGAACACTACCACATTCATGCAAGCATTGTACTAAAAAGTTTCTACATAAAAATATGCTAGATCTACATATTTCGGCTAGACATCCTGATACTACAAAGTCAACATATACATTCAAATGTCCCTATCAAAACTGTGAATATAAAAGTCTTACAAAGGCGAATCGACTAATTCACTTTATGCGTCTTCATTATCCTGAAGCAAGTAAGCTTCTTACTATTTCGGAATCTGAATCTGATACTGAAAGAGAAAATACGATATCTTGTAAAAAATGTTCTAAGGAATTTAATAGTACAACTTCCTTTTACTATCATATTGATAGATGCTCACCTCCTGATTCTTCAAATGTAGTATATTCTACATTTCAAAAATTAAATGAAGCTGTTCTAACATCTGCTTAAGCATAAACCATTCGACATTTACGTCGTATACACAGCAAGCTCATATAAATGATATCCAAGTGCGCCAAATGCCGTCAACAGTAATAATTCGTAGGCAGATCGTTCAGTATCTTTTTTCTTGTAACCTATATAGACTAATAATGGTCCTATCCATAGCATATGTATTAAATTTACCCATATTGAGCTTGAATTTGCCATATATTTAGTATAGGCCTTATATCCTTGATAAAGTATAACTATTATACCTAATATAAGTAGAAATGTATATACATTATTATCTGTATTTGCTCTTGAAACCCCAATCCAAATTAAAAATGGAGCAACAAGAATAATATGAAATAGATTTATTATTACATGTGAATTTAGGTCCATATTTATTTCTAACGGGATATACTAAATAAATTACGAGTAAATAATAAATATGGTAATGCGTATGTGGCAATTAATGCAGCACTTGCAGTTAAATGCATTGGAGCAGTCTTTAGACCCATTGCTAAGAAACTACTTCCAATCATCATTAATGCATCACCAGCTAATATTTTAGAACCAGCTTCAGCGGCATATTCCTTAAAGACATCAATCATAGAATTATTGCCTTTTGGTACATTTTGAATGACAGTTAAATAGAATAACATGTCATGAACTAATTGAGTTCCAACAAGTGTCCCAGTAAATGCCCAAGAATTCCAACCATATGTAGGATATATGAAGGATGTATATATATATCTAGCAATAGCAAACCCTATAACAATAATTCCTACATCAGCAATCACAGCACTTAGACCAAATAAGTCATACCAGCGATTTAGATTGCGTCCGAAAATCTCGGGATAGAAACGAGTTATTAATACAACAAATACATCAACAATTAATACAGCAATTAATATGTAAGTATAGTCTTTTACATCATGAAAATCACTAATATCCTTCTTAGGATCTTCTGTTGACTCGAATTTTTTACGACTTTCTTCAGCATTTACATATTGCTGCATACCACCTCCCCCTCCACCAGCACCTCTGTCACCACCACCTCCATGACTAGCAGCCTGACCTTGTTGGCCTTGTAATACAACGGGTTGTAATTGTTCAGGGGCATGTGCATTTTGCTTTGTCTGTAGTTTAGGAGGTGGTAAGGATGGAATACTTGTACCCTTCTCTGGTTCAGCCTCATATTCAGTCCAGGATAATCCACTATTCATCTCTCTTTTAGAAGTCTATAATCTTTCTAGAATCATTGATTTTTATCTTTTTATCTTTTTATCTTTTTATCCTTTTATCTCTTTGTATCGTACGTATCAACAATTTTCTTAAAACAAGCTTCAGTTTGTTCTAAAGCACCTTCAACCCATGCTTGACGCAAACACCAACTTTCTCCACACATCCACAGGTTTGGAAATGATACAAGTGGTTGTAAAGAAGATATACTTTCAGCTTCGGGGTTATACTTTCCTGGAAGCCAATAGGATGTACCAGAATCCCAATAGTATGTTTGCATAGAAATAGGCTCAGGTATACTTAATTCTGGAAATAATGAACCTACATCTTTCATTATTATACGTTTTAATAAAACTTCGCCTTTAGAATCAAGAATACTTTTATATTTACGTGTATCAATACCCTCTGTATATGAAATCATACATGTTCCCTTTTTAGGGTCAAGTGGTATAAAATATCGTGGTAATACCGATGATACAATCTGACCTAATCCAGCAAACCAACAAGGTTGAGGGAAAACCATATAAATACGAAACAGTGGCTCCATTTTAACTTTTTTAAGAAGTGGTAGGTTGCGAAATACTGATAGTTTTTCTATAGCATTTTTTGGAATAGTTAAAATAGGAATTTTACATACTAATTTTTTTAAATGACGATTGCCATGTATATCTTTTGTAGAGAAGACTAATGAACTATATTCTCCATTTTCACCATTTTCACTGCTTTCCTTCTTGATAGCTTTCAATATATGAGAATCTAGTATTTCTACACCGAGTTTTTTACAATTGTCTTCAAGACATTTAATTAAATAACTGAAACCCTCTTTAAGAACACTATACCCCTTGTGAGAAGACATTTCTCCACCAACAAATGACTTTAATGCAAGGTCACCCCGTAAAACATGTACTTCAGACATGTAAGGAAACATTGAAAAAATACTGTTTGTTTTCTCAACACCGTATATTTTATTACACAGCTCAACAAGACTATGTGTCCCTAAAACATCATCACTTAATTTCTTCAAGGGTTCAATAAATAAAGGAATCATACTTTTCTCAAAAATATTTTCTTCAACTACACTTAATCCATCATGTTTATACATGATCTGTTTCACTAAGGGAATTAGACTTAAGGAAAATTCTTTTATAAGTTTGTTCGTTTTAGTATGAGAACTATGTATACGCCCAGCACCCATTTCAAACTGTAAATGGTTAGAATCCTTCGAATAATATGTAAATGTTCGCCCACCAATATACTTATATTTTTCAGCTAACGCTATAGACCAGCTAGGAAACTTCTTTTTAAGATTTCTAGCAAGTGTAAGACCAGAAATGCCTGCACCAACTATTATACAATCATAGTTGGTATATTCATTCTTCATCTAGTTTACAGTAGTATTTTATTTAGTATCATTCACTACAGACACACCATTTGATGCAAGCCACTCAAGAACATCTTCTGCATCCTTAGCACCTTCCTTTTTGGATGTAAATAGTCCATCTTTAATAAAACAAAACGATGGAATCTTGTATAAACTACAATAACCAAGACTTACAGTATTTTCATCTACATCAATTATATACCAAGACACACCTGGAGTTTTTCTCATAATTAATCCCTTATCAAGCTTTTGACAAGGACCACACCATTTGGCAGTAAAACTTACACATACAAGTGGGTCAAATTTATTAAAAAATGACTCTTCTGTTGCTCTACGTGGCCTTAAAAGCGCCTCAAACTCTTCATGCTCTCGGAGGGGTGTCATCTTTGTTAGATCCATTTTTGGTGTTGCCATTTTTATCAGTGTCTTTTCTAGTTTGAATATATGTTTGAATAGTATTCGAAAAAGCGAGGACGGAACCTCCGCCAATTAAAAGTAGTAATATGAAAAATACAGCATTATCACTTACAATTCCAGAATCTAATAGACTAAAGCTCTCACTACTACCACCGATGCTACCACCTCCCTTCATGCCAGTCTGAATCTTTCCAATAACACCTTGTTTAACACTTGATATATCTTTCAGAGCCCCTGTTGCTGCTGTTGCTGCATCAAGGCCACTTTGTAAAACAGGGATTGATTTTTGAATTACAGGTAATACATCATCTTTTGCTACTTTTATTATTTCACTTGTTGTATTGGCACCCACCTTTACAGTTGTAGCTACTGCTTGGGTTGCTAATGCAACTCCTTCAACTGCAGGAACAACCTCTGGGAAAAGTGTATTGACTGCAATTAATATAGTTTGAGGTAAAACAGCCATTATAGTTTTAATTATCATTCTAAATATACCACTTAGACCACCAGTATCACATTTATCAATTGTATTTGGAAGATCTACAGGGCCTAATATAGAGGGCCCATTTATATCCATAAACCAGCTTGTTGGAAACATACGATATGTTCCACTGTCAAATAAAGCCTCAGGCATTAAATAAGCACGTCCAGCATTTACTAGACCCCAAACAAATCCATATCCCCAAAAGAAAATTATGAAACTTGTTATAAACCTCACTAATGCCCCATTTGTATCACCCGCTATTAAGAAGTCTCCACCAAATGGCAACCAGAGTAAAAGCATAAAAATCAAAAACCGCCAAGGAGCTTTGGCACTAGGTGCATTGGGGTCAGTTTCCCCATCGCGAAACATTCCAGCTCCAATTCCAAGAGGTCCAACAATGGGGGCCGATAATCCATGTTTCATGACAAGATCTTTCTCTTTGTAAATTTGCACTATATCATATATATACCATAAACCAAATGTACAAATATTTACTATAAATTTCAGTGTTCCACTTAATGGACTTCGTAACCATAAATGATCTAATCCAAAGAACCCACCAAAAATTGTTATAACTAATAAACTCCAATATGGATACCAAGAGCCTTTCCAATAGTCTTTTCTTGTATGTAAAAACATACTCTTTATTTTTTCACTGGTATCAATCATACCTTCTCCTGTTAAAGAGAAGGTATCATTCTTATAACTATAATCACGACAAATACCTTATAAACCATAACCATAAACCATATATGATCTTATACAGAAAATAATATACCACCGAAACCATCAATTACACGTAATACATTATAATTTGTAGCATATACACGACTGGATAAGTCACCACGCCCACCAGGTGGCATAGCACTACATTGATTATTTGCTGTTAATTGAAGTACAATGCTATTGAAACGACTTGCATTTAGACTTCCAGATGGCTGAATATCTTCAGGTCGGAGGGCAAAACTGTATAGATAGATAAACTTACCTGCAGGGATATTAGTGTGATACTGGTATGGTTGTATCAAACGGAAATATGCTGCCTCACGTCTATCAAACCTATCTTGTCCGTCTAACTGGATCAAGGCATCTACCATTAAATCAGTTGCTTCTGGACCAGTTTCAGCAGCTCCAATACTACTCCAATTAAACCACTCGTGTCGGGCTATCATAGCATTTCGTTGAAGTACCCAAATTATTTCTTTCAGTGGATGATTAAAATCTAGACGGAAAGAGCCTGATACAGCCTGTGAACTTATAGATAAATAGGGTGTATATTGAACTTGTTCTATTAGATATTCTAGAGGAGCACTTACAAATCTACGACGTTCATCAGTATCTAGATATACATAGTCACCCCATAGTTGCATAGATGTTATGCTAGCAGGCTTGACCTTCAGATTACAGTTGGTATATAACTGTGTAGAATAGAAGAGATTCTGAAGAGGTGAAATAGTTATATTAATACGTACAGAATGATACTGAAGCGCAAGTAATGGAAGATATAATCCGGGATTCTTATTAAACCAGAACCGCAGAGGAATATAAATAGTACCAGGTCCATTTTGAGTCACATATGGGTATCCATCAATTTCACCAATCATATTCTGGAATCCCATACGCTGAGAAGAATCGACAGTTAAGTCTGACCAGATTTGCATCCATTCGCCAGTTTGTCTGTCGACCTGTTGTTCACCAATATCAATAGAAATTTCTTGAATCATTGCATGGCCGATACTATTTACATAACCCACCTCTTGACCTCCAGGAGAGCCAGTGCCATCATCAATATATAGTTTTGGTAATGTAACAACTAAAAACATCGATCCCAATAAGTCACCGATTCGTGGAACAGTGCAACTAATTCGCTGACCGAAGTCTGGAGAGCCTTCAAAGTACATACGTTGGCTTTCAATAGCAAATGTCGTATAGCGACGATATACATATTTAAACCATGTTATCTGTGGATTACCCGTTAAGAATACATCTTGTTTTCCTACGGCAACGAGCTGTAATAAACCACCACCCTGTGTCATATCTATTGATTATTCAAAAACAAATAGATTATATTCGCGGTGTATATTATATTTTAGTAAATGTTTATTTCGATATATAATTTTATATTAGCAAATAGAGTGTAATATTATGGCCTCCGGGTCACTATCAGCGAATTTTTTAACGGTGGAGAATTTATTTATTGTTGATTCTAATGGATTAAGATACGATGCATTAACAATGTTCTATACAGGCCCCTCAGGAACATTAGTACCAGGTCGATTTATTGATTTATTTGGATATAATGGTATACTTGACCCATCTACACTACAATATTCACTTACATCATCATTAATTTCATCTGTTAGTTATCTTAATTATAATCAAATATCTTCTTATAACTACCTTTTAGGTAAATTAAATTCATCAATAAATGAACGCTCAATACAACAAAATATTTCTACCATTATAACAACAAACTTATTGGCTTATAATTCAATAAGTACAAAAAATATTACAGTATATGGAAGTAATCCAATATTCGTACAAGGTCCTATAAGATTGCAAGATCAAACGACATATAGTTATAATTCAATTAGTGTAAATAATAGCAATTTATTATATAATGGAAATGTAATTGTACCTAATGGAATAACAAGTACACAATTTTTAAGTTCAATATCATACATTATTCAAAATCCAAATATAACGAGTTTTCAATCAACACTAGCTGGATTAGGTAGCGCACAATATATTTCATCATTATCATTACAAAGCACTGTCTCTTTTATTTTAAATGCAAATGGAAGTCGAGCAATTCAATCATCAATAGTTGGATTAGGAAGTGCTAACTATATTTCAACAAATAGTCTTCAATCAACAATAGCTGGTCTTGGAACTGCTGGATATCTTTCATCAATTCCACTTATATTTAGTAATGTAAATTTACAAAGCACAGTTGCTGGTTTAGGAACCGCAGGGTACATATCAACAGCATCTTTAACAAGCACTGTTATTGGTTTAGGAACAATAGGATATATTTCATCATCTTCTTTAGAAAGCACAGTTGCTGGTTTAGGAACAGCGGGGTATATTTCATCATTATTAATAACAAGCACAGTTGCTGGTTTAGGAACCGCAGGATATATTTCATCATCTTCTTTAGAAAGCACAGTTGCTGGTTTAGGAACAGCAGGATATATTTCATCATTATTAATAACAAGCACAGTTGCTGGATTAGGAACAGCTGGGTATATTTCAAGTCCAACATTTATGTCAATAATTCAGGGACTTGGTACACTTGGATATGTATCATCGTCTGCTATGGAAAGTACTGTGCGAGGTATTTATAATTTTGTAGTTACTCTGCCTGATCTTATATCATCTATAGATGGTCTTGGAACAGCAGGTTATATTTCATCACCGTCTTTATATTCAACAATTGCGTCATTAGATAAATTAGGATATATAACAGGTATTCAATTTACTAGCACAATTAATTCATTATCTAATTCTGAATTAATTACACAGCCAGAATTAGCAAGTACAATAGTTGGATTAAGTGTAGTTGGATATATATTAAATACACAACTAGCAAGTACAGTAGCAGGACTAGGCCGTGCAAGGTATATATCATCGCCATCATTGCTAAGTACAGTTACTGGTTTAGGAACAGCAGGATATATATCATCACTATCATTGCAAAGTACAGTAAGTGGATTATCAAATTCTGGTTATATTGTTATTGATTATTTACAAAGTACTACTTTAGGATTTTCTATAGGAATTGATACATTAAATAACGCTATAGGAAGTAGTATTATTGGTTTAGGAACGATTAGTTATATTTCATCATTATCACTTCAATCAACTGTAAATGGTATGACTCAAGGTTTTGGATCATTAGGATATATTTCATCATTATCACTTGAATCAACTGTAAATGGTATGACTCAAGGTTTTGGATCATTAGGATATATTTCATCATTATCACTTGAATCAACTGTAAATGGTATGACTCAAGGTTTTGGATC